GCGTCCCAGTTTCGTCCAGGATCTGCACGCGACGGTCAATAGCGAGTGGCATTGGTCAATTCCTCGTCACGGGCTGGTGAGCTGGGCCATCGCTGAATCACACAAGAGCCGCCACAGGCCACCTTCTCGCTGCGGCTCTCGCACGAGATAGTGTTTCCCATCAGCGGCAAGAAACAGATCATCCCCCGGCCGAACGTCGCCGTAAGTTGTCCAGATCACCAAAAGCGACTGCGAGAGCTTGCCCCCCGGATTGAGCCCAAAGCGTTGCGCCGACGTCGACCACTCACCGATATACATGCACGGCTGACCCGCTACGACCAGCGTCCAGGGTGTATGTGGCACTCCCAGGTCGGTCGTGCTCGTCTTCGTCTGCCGGCGGAAGAGCGAGAAGACCGAGCAAACTCTGTCGTCTGGGCCGCTCTGGCTCCAAATAGAATTTACGAGGGCCTCAAAGCGCTTTCGGATGGCCTCGCCGCGCATATTCGCCATCTAGCTTCGATCCGCTGTCGAGAACGTCCAGGCGCCGGTTCCTAACCCGTCCAACCCACAAAGCGCATCCTTTCGCTTCTCGCGTGCCATGTCCCAGTACATCTTCGCGGTTAAGCCCTTATCCTCGTGATCCCCGATCCGCACGCCAGCAGAGAGTGTGTACTTCCGCGCCAGTATCTCCAGAGCGCGCCACTCGACGCCGGTCAGCAGTATTGAATCGTCTTCCCGGACCTCCGCATCCGTGCGCGGACGCGTGTAGCGCACCATCAATGTGCACGCGGCCCTCGGCACGGGATCCAGAAGGATAGGGGACCCATAGCGCCCCTCCTTGCGGATGAACCGCACCATATTGAACCGCTCGCGGAACGCTGCCCAGATGCGATCCGAGATGATGAAGTCCCCGGGCACGTTAAAGACGTAGGCATTATGACCCGCTGGCGCGAAGCTATCCAGCCCTCCCCAGACACCGCCCAGGTTCTGCAGCCATGGTACTATCCCAAAGATGTCTATGTCCGCTCCACCAGAGCCCTGGCCGCTGTAGATCTCGATCACGTCACGGCCGCCCTCGAAAGGCTGGCCGGTCCCGAACAGATCATACTCCTGCTGCCCTGCGACCGTGTGAAACGTGCCCAGCGCCTCCAGAGGAGCGCGTAATCGAACGATCACCGTCCAAGCCACGATGGCCTGCGTAATCTCTGCGTCACTGAGATCGTCGTTGATCCCGAGCAACCTCATCGCGGCGATTACTTCGCTGTCAGTCAGCGGCACTGGCACGCTCCTGGTAACGAACGCTATCCGGCTGGTGCTCCGTGCGCCGGAAGACCTGCGGGCCGACGTCCGGCTGAATGACCGTCAACTCCTTCATCGGATGTCGCTGTAAGCTCGCAATCACCTCGCCGGGCAACTCACCGAAGCCGTGCGGCGGGATGGCGTGCAAGCCGAAGCACTGCTCGATTCCAGTGTTGTTTTTGACAATTCCATACCCTGATTTCATGTAGGGCTCCAAATCGGGGTGGTGGGCTCTGATCCCCACATTAGTCGCTTGTCGAGCAACTGTCTTCAATTAGACCACACCCCATGAGAGGGAGGGTAAAGCCACGCACCCTCCCTCGGCCCGTCCCTCATCAATGAGTGATGAGGGACATCGGAAGGCTTACGGAGCGGGCACAGACATAGGGCCGATATAGGCGAGCACAAGCCGCTGTCCGATATGCAACCCTACAGCGAACAGCAGGAGCGCCAGATCTAACGCGACTACCAGAATCACGTCCCAGACGTCACTCTCTCGCACGCGACCGCCTCGGATTCTCACACTGGTGCAGGCAATAGCCATACGGCTTTCCATCTTTGCCCTCCTATTTGGAGGGCAAAGATGGACGCCATAGTGTTGTTACGACAGATCACTGATTGGAACGCCTGTGCCAGCCTGAATCGTAATCGTGCCCATCGACTCACCTATGACCACTTGGTGTGCCGCACGGTCCAAGAGCCCGAATCGTTGCGTGAAGACGTCAGGCAACGTAAGCACCGGCGACATGTAAGTCGCATATGGTGCCCATACGTAGGGCGTATCACTCCAGTTCGTGCCCCGTCGAACAACGAGGATCTTGTTGGCGTTCTGACCGCTCCAGAAGCCGGTCTTGTAGGTCTTGACGTTGCTCATCGAGCCGGCCATGAATGGGGTCAAGGTCAGCCCTGCGTACATCTCGGGATTCTGTCCCTCCGGCCGGGTTCCCGCACGGAAGGCTGCCGCGAGTTTGAGCCACGCCATCGGCCCAGCAATGATATGGGTCATGTCCCCATAGCGCTTCTGGAAGATCCTCGTCGAGATCAGGTCGAGATACCGCGGCAGGTACTCTTCCCATTCCTTGGCAGTGTAGCCGGACGGCGCCGTGGTGCCGAAGTTGGCGTTGCCCGCGGTGGCTCCCGCCAGCATCTCGTTGAGGATGGTCTGATTCCACTCCAGCGCGATCTGGAGAGCGACATCGCTCATCAGCTCGGACTGGACATCCAGTCCGTGGTAGGCTCGCAGATCCTGCAACTCCTCGATGGTCCAGACGGCCGTCAGCGCCTTGGACACCGCCGTGACGTTCCGCGAGGACAGATGGAGTTGCAGATACGTTGCTGTATCGCACTCGGCCGCTCGATCAGAGTAAGTCTGAAGGAACGATTCCGAGCGATCGATGCGCATCCGCGAGGACGAGATAGACCCGTTCTCATCGACTTCGTTGGTGGTCGGTGAGGACCGATAGGTGTCCTTGAAGAAGATCTTGCCGTTCGGTCGGTCCATCGGCTGGATGGACGCCAGCTCGTTGGCGATCAGCATCGGGAACACACGCCGGATCAGCGGGAAGATGAAGATCGCGCTCGTCGGCGCGCCGCCGCTGGCCACGGAAGTTGTGCCATCCGCGCATACTTGGTTCAAGAAGTCATGCGCGACCTGACGATGGTCGTGTCCCTGCTCCAGCCGCATCAGAGCAGTGATCGCCGCTGGCCCATTGAAGCCGTTCTCCTGAATGAGCGCCATGTTCTGCAGCACCTTTCGGCACTGCCGCCGCGGCGACTTCACCCAGTCGGGGAGCGCGTGGTTGTTCCCCTCCTCGTCCTGCCAGAGGAACGCCATCGGATCATCGTCCTCGATATCCGGCAGGCTCTGAACCATCCGCTCGATGCACTCATTCGGGGTCTGCGGACCACGCTCCCCGCGCGACTTCTGCACGATGAAGCCGTTCCCCGGGAACTTGGGCGACTGATCGAGCATCTGCTGGACCAACTCTTTGCGAGACTGGATGACAGTATTCGCCTCGGCCAGCGTCTTCGGCGCGGCCGTCTCCAACTGCTTGCGCAGTAGATTGATCCACTGTGGCGGCCACTGGCCCGTCAAAGCGCGCAGCTCGCTCTCGATGCGCATCTCCGCCGCCTGCTGAGCGATATATGCGAACTCCTCACTAGAATGCGTCACCTGCGCGCCGCCCGTGGCTGCGCCGACCGCCGCGTCGTTGGCCGGCTGCGCGCCCTGGGTCTGCGTGCCACCCGCGTCCGCAGCAGCACCTGCTGCAGCGCCAGCTCCTACGGCTGCCCGATCGGCTTCATACTTGTCCATCCGAGTATTCAGTCCCTGGAGCGCCTCCAGGATCTTGTCACTGATCTCTCCCATCTCAATCTCCTCCTGGTCAACGGTCTGGGACTGAGTCTCGGCCTGCGCCAGGGACCAGTCGCTGATTGTGCTCCCGGGACTGGCCCCAGATCGCACGGCATCAAATGCGTCAGCGCGGTAGCCGCGCTGAACGATATCGACGTTGGAAACACCCTGCCAATTGCCTTTGACTACTCTTCCCTTGCCACGACTAGAGATGTCTACCGCTACGCCATTTTTGACAAGTGTCTGCAGGTTCTGACCGTCCGGGATAGTGGGCAGAATATCCGCCTTGAACTTGAACTGATTGCTATCCTGCCAGATAGAAGTCAACTTCATAGCCGTCCGCTGCAACGACGATTGATTGTCTGCCGGGTGATCAACTTCTCCGAGCAACCGGCCCTCCTCGATCAATGCCTGCATCCGCGGCATGTTGTCCTGCCACACCTCGAGCGGGTAGACTTCATTGTTCTTGGAGACGATGTCGGCAACCGTCGCGACGCCTTCAACATGCATCACACCGTCCGCGCCGACGTCGCCCTCCTGCTGCAGCTTGACGGTGATCGTCTGGATCAGCTCCTGATCGCCACCCGGCGGGTCTTGACCCTGCAGAAGCCACAGTGGGAAGCCACCTTCCTCGCACACCTGCTTGGTGCCCTTATCCCCCGGCCAGGGTGCATCATGAGATTTGTAGAGGCTCCGGAGCTTTCGCTTGGCCCCCGCCTTTTGCTCCGGCGTCGCCTGGAGCGTCTTGCCGCGGTAATTGCTGTAGAGCGCGGCGTGTGCTGCGCCGAGCTGCGCGACCGTCACCTTACCGGGTGACTCTTCGACGCGCACCTTCCAGGTGCTGGGGAGGTCCGGGTCCGGTATGATGAGGTAGGCTTGCTTGCTAAACTTCTG